TAATATACTCACCCCTCTTAGCTTCTTTTAAAAAAGGTTTGTTTTTTTTATATTTTTTATGTATTTTAACACAAACAATTAATATTTATAATCATGGAAAAAAAAGTTTTATCACAAGAAGAGCTAAACAGTTTAGCCACGTTACAACAACAACAAGACAATTTTGTAGTTCAATTAGGACAGGTTGAATATCAAATTGGAACTTTAGAAAAACAAAAAAATATTATAAAACAAAACATTGAGAGTTTTGAAAAAAAGCAAGTAGAAGTAGGCGACCAACTAAAACAAAAGTACGGAGAAGGTACTATAAATTTAGAAAGCGGAGAATTCGTTAAATCCTAACTGCATTTTTAACAAACTCTACAATATTTATTAACAAATTTAATTTTGTAGAAAAATGGCAGAAACTTTATTATCCCCTGGTGTATTAGCTAGAGAAAACGACCAATCATTTCTTTCAGCGCAACCTATTCAAGCGGGCGCAGCTATATTAGGTCCTACAGTAAAAGGACCCGTAGGCATTCCAACTTTAGTCACTACTTATAGTGAATACCAAAACGCCTTTGGTGCAGTAGTAGAAAGTGGAAGTGCAGAATACACATACTTTACTTCAATTGCAGCTTACAATTACTTCCAACAAGGAGGAGATTCACTATTAGTAACAAGAATAGTAAGTGGTTCTTATACCTCTGCTGATAGTACTACAATCCCAAATTTAGGAGTAGCTACTGCGGGAACAGTTGCTACAGCTAGTCTAGATGTTGGAGCTATGAATTTTGGAAATAAAGAAGGTATTAGACTTGTAACAACAGGCGGAGTTGTAAATATATTTATTTCTTCTAGTACAGGTTTACCAGATTATCCTGGAATTAATACTTTTTCTTATACAGGAGGAGTTGCAGGGTTAGTAACAGAAATTAATACCAGTGCTTCAGCACTTTTTACAGCCAGCCAAGCTGCAGGAGTATTAGCATTATCTTCTTCTGTTAGCCCAGGAAATGGAACTCAAATATTTAGTGGTTCATTTATAGATTTAATAGGATCAGGAGGAACAGATACAGGAGTTACTTTAAGTGGTGGTACTGCAGCTACATTTAATAATGCATTTACACTAGAAACTCTCTCAGAAGGAGTAGATCAAAACAGTACAAGTACAGAAGGATCAGCAGGTCAGCTAGCTTCAGGTACAAGAGAAAATGTTAGATGGGAAATAACAGCTCCAAACACATCTTCAGGTACATTTAACTTATTAATTAGAAGAGGTAATGATATCACTAATTCTAAAACCATATTAGAAACTTGGGCTAATGTATCATTAGATCCAAATTCCCCAGATTACATTGAAAAACTTATAGGTAACTCAAAACAAACAGTTACTCAAGATCCTTCATCAGGAGAATATTATGTTAAGAATGCTGGAACTTATAATACATTAAGTAGATACGTAAGAGTAAAATCAGTTATTTCTAAAACATTAAATTATTTTGATAATGCAGGAGCTGCTAAACCACAATACACAGCATCTATACCAGTAGCTGCCTCAGGTACATTTGGAGGAGCAGTAGGAACTCCATTTGAAGGAATGGCTGCTACTTTTTATGAAAACATTAATACAACATTACATCAAACTGAAAGACAAACTCAAGGATTAATAGCCGATAATTATACAATTTCTCTTGGTTTATTAGCTAATAGAGATGAGTATAGATATAATTTAATTGTAGCCCCAGGTTTAACAGTTCAAAATAACTCAGCCCCATTAACATTAATGAGAGATAACTCGGCACAAAGAGGAGACAATTTATCTGTAATAGATTTAAGAGATTATAACTCAGGACTTACTTCAGTAGTAAATGAAGCAGCAGGAATTGATTCTTCATATACAGCAACATATTGGCCATGGGTTCAAACGATTGATCCAGATCTAGGTTCTCAAGTTTGGGTACCAGCTTCAGCAATGATACCAGGAGTATATGCTTTTAATGATAGAGCAGGAGAGCCATGGTTTGCACCAGCAGGTTTAAACAGAGGAGGAATGTCAACTGTATTAAGAGCAGAAAGAAAATTAACAAATGGTAATAGAGACACTTTATACCAAGGAAATGTAAATCCAATTGCAACATTCCCAAATACAGGAGTAGTAGTATTTGGACAAAAGACACTACAGAAAAGACCAAGTGCTTTAGATAGAGTAAATGTAAGAAGATTATTAATTGAATTAAAATCATACATTTCACAAGTAGCAGATAACTTAGTATTTGAACAAAACACATTAGCAACAAGAAATAACTTCTTAACACAAGTTAACCCATACTTAGCAAGTGTTCAACAAAGACAAGGTTTATATGCTTTTAAAGTAGTAATGGATGATTCAAATAATACACCAGATGTTATTGATAGAAATCAAATGGTAGGTCAAATTTATATTCAACCAACTAAAACAGCTGAATTCATTTACCTAGATTTCAACATTTTACCAACTGGAGCTACTTTCCCAGCATAAAAACAAAAGAATTAAATATTTATAATTGAAAATAAACAATAAAAAATGGCAGTATTAGATCCCAATGAAATATTCTTCACCGCGTTTGAGCCAAAACAAGCTAACAGATTCGTCCTTTATATGGATGGTATACCAAGCTTTATTATCAAAGGAATAAGCGCTATTTCATTAACACAAGGTGAAGTTGTATTAAACCACATCAATATCCTTAGAAAAGTTAAGGGTAAATCAGTATGGAATGATGTTACCATGACTTTATTTGATCCAATTACTCCATCAGGAGCTCAAGCAGTAATGGAATGGGTAAGATTAGGACATGAATCAGTAACAGGTAGAGATGGTTATTCAGATTTCTACAAAAAGGATCTTACAATAAATGTATTAGGACCTGTAGGTGATATCGTTTCAGAATGGATACTAAAAGGAGCATTTATTAAAGAAGCTACTTTCGGTGATTACAACTGGGATACAGAAAACGAAGCTAAACAAATAGAATTAACATTAGGATTAGATTACGCAGTACTGAATTTCTAAAAAATAAATAAATATTTCTAGAGAGGAGCTTGGCTATGTCAAGCTCCTTTTTTATATTCATATTTATATTAAACAAGTTATTAATAAATAAAAGATTATGGCCGAATTTAAGTTACCCACGGAGACAATAGATCTCCCATCAAAGGGTTTAATGTATTCAAAAGAAAATCCTTTAGCAAAAGGCACAATTGAAATGAAATATATGACCGCTAAGGAAGAAGATATTTTAACTAACCAAAACTATATTAAAAGTGGAGTAGTAATAGACAAACTACTACAATCATTAATCATCAGTAAAGACATAAATTACAATGATTTACTAATTGGGGATAAAAATGCTGTTATGGTAGCAGCCCGTATTTTATCTTATGGTAAGGATTATGAGTTTACTTATGATGGAGAACAACAAAACATAGATTTAACTTCACTAGATCCTAAAGAATTAAAAGAAGAACTATATGAGGCAGGAAAAAATGAATTTTCATTTACCCTACCACATACAGAAAATCAAGTTACTTTTAAAATTTTAACTCATGGTGATGAAAAGAAAATCGAACAAGAAGTAAAAAGTCTTAAAAAGATAAATAAAACTTCTTCAAGTGAAGTAACAACTAGATTTTCCCACATTATTACATCAGTAAATGGTAGTTCTGAAAGAAAAGATATTAGAGAATTTGTTAATAATTATCTATTAGCTAAAGATGCCAGAGAATTAAGAAAATTCTATCAAGAAGTATCCCCAGATTTAGATATGAAAGTATATCTAAACACAACAAGTGGCGAAGAGGAGGTCGCGGACCTACCTATAGGTCTTAACTTTTTTTGGCCTGACGCCTGATTATAGAGAACATTTGTTTACAACCATCCATGAAATAGTTTTTCATGGAAAAGGTGGATTTGATTGGCATACTGTTTATAACATGCCTATATGGTTAAGGAATCTTACTTTTATGAAAATTCAAAACTTTTATAAAGAACAAAATGAATCTTCAAAAGGTAATCCTGAAAAAAGTTGGGTAGATCCTTCTATGAAAAGTAAAGCTAAAAAAGAAGATAAAAAAATAACTCCACCAAGTTTTGTTAAATCTAAGTCAACACGCACTTCATACAAATAGTGTTGACTTTATATATTTATAATAAACCTAAAAGTTTATGTCCTTAGAAGATGATTTAAAAAACTTAAGAGAAGAAATGTCTAACCTAGCTGAAGGTTTTAAGGACATGGCTAAAGTTATGCAGGACAATGCTAAGCAAGCAGTTGAATTTACACAAGATTCAGCTGAAGTTTATAAAACTTCATTTAAAGATTCAATAGATTTAGCAGATAAACTTTCCGGGTATACTAAAGAACAATTAAAAGATGGTCGGAGTAGAGGAGCTTTAGAAAGAAAATTATCAAAATCAAAACAAGACCAAGCAAGGGTACTAGCTAAAATTGCAAGCCTCTCAGATAAAAAATTAAACCCAGCTTTTAGGGACCAAATTAAATATATAGATGCAGCCCTTAGAGTTTTAAAAGATGTTGACGAACAAATTTCAGCAGGAATAACAAGTGCAGAGGAATTAGTAGGGACATATGAAAAATTAGAAGCGGCAAACCCCTTTAAAGGTTTATCTGACTTTGTAAAAGACATACCAGTCTTAAATAAAGTTTTAGATAATATGGTAGTAGCTGCTGATAAATTCAATGAAGTTTTAGTAGACACTGAAAATAAACAAAAAGCACTAGCTGCGGGGTTTAAAGAATATGGAAAGCTAATATCAAAAGCTGCTAGTGTTTTTATAATTTCAGAATTAATAAAAGGTATTAAATCTATAGATGAATCTTCTGTTAATTTATCTAATCAAATGATGATTAGTAAAACTGAAGCAGGTAGATTAGCTATAAATTACGCTAAGGCTGCAGATGCCAATAATGAATTACTCCAATCATCACGAGATTTAATGAAAGCTCAAGCTGAATTAGGTACCATGTTAGGTACCTCAGCAATGTTTAGTTATGATATGGTCTCTACATTTGATATCTTAACTAATAGAATGGGAGTTTCAGCAGAAAATGCTGGATCTTTAGCTGAATTTACAGCTGCAACAGGACAAAACTTTTCAGATTTTTCAGAACAAATTGCAGGTACTGTAAAAATGGAAAATGCCCTTGAAGGCTCTGTAATTAATCAAAGGGAAATTTATCAAGACATAGCAAATTTAAGTAGTGCTACTAGATTATCAATGCAAGCCCAAGGTCAAAATTTAGCAAAGGCAGCATTTGAAGCTAGAAAATTAGGCCTTAATTTGGCCGATATGGAAAAAATTGGAAGTTCTCTATTAGATTTTGAATCTTCAATAGCAAGTGAACTTGAGGCAGAGCTTATAACTGGAAAAGAATTAAATCTTGAAAGAGCTAGAGCAGCATTTTTAAACAACGACATGGCTACTTTTACAGCAGAAATTGCTAAAAATGTAGGCACAGCTGCAGATTTTGCTAAAATGAATAGAATAGCACAAGAAGCTACTGCTAAGGCCTTTGGGATGCAAAGAGATGAATTTGCTGATATGCTTGTTTCTCAAGAAGCTTTAAAAGCTTTTGCTAAAGATAATCTCCATAGCGAAAAAGAGGTGGTTGATGAGATAAAAAGAAGGCTAGCAGCTGGAGAATCTTACGCTTCATTAGTACAAGAATATGGAAAAAATGAATTATTAGATAGAGCAAAAAATATTTCAATGCAAGAAAAACTAAATAAGTTAATTGAAAAAATGGTTGATTTTGCAACTAAATATTTAGTACCTGTATTTGAAGGAATTGATAAGTTTTTAACTAATGCTTCATCCCACGCTAAATTAATAGGAGGAGGTTTATTAGCTTTAGCTGTAGGAGGTCCTATTATCAAAGGAGTAATGATGATAGCTAGACTATTTAGAGGAATAGCAGGTTCTTCAGGTTCAATAGCTTCTAACCTTATGAAAAGTACCAAAATGGGAGGTCCTGGTGGTGCAGGAGGTGGAATGAACATGATGCCAGGATTTACAGGTTCTCAATCAGTTAAATCCGGTACGGATAAATTTGGTAATACTTTCCACTATGATTCTAAAACGGGAAGAAGAATGAAAGCTCCAAAAATGCCTAGTAATTTAAGTAGAATGTCAAAAGTTACTAAAGGTTTTAAAGCGGCAGGAAAAGGATTTGCTCCTTTAGCTTTATTAGGAGCAGGAATGGATGTAGCTTCAAACTTTTCTGATGATTCACTAACAGGAGGAGAAGCAGCTTTAAAATCTGTTGATCAAAATAAAGGAATGATAACTGGAGCTATAATAGGTAGTATCGTCCCAGGATTAGGTACAGTTGTAGGTGCAGGTATTGGAGGTATTATAGATATGTTTGCTCCTGAAGTAGGAACTTATGGAGATGATGCCAAAGAATCTAATTCAAATGATCAAATAGCAAGAGCATTAGATGAACAAACAAAGCAATTAACAGTAGTTTTAAACAGAAATAGATCAGTTAGTTTAAATACTGTAAGTCTACAAAATAGGCAAAATTTTGATTACAGAACTATTAATTAATATTTATAATAAACACATTAAAAAACAAAACAATGAGCGGATTAAAAAATAAATTAACTACAGGTGTAGGTTCACCTTTATCTAAAGCAAATGGAACTACCCCTCCAACTCCAGTAGGAGCAACAGACTTATCTAAACTACAATACACATATTCAATTAATGGTATCCCTAATGTACCTAATAAACCCCAACCATCAGTATTAGATTTAAATGGGCAAAAACCTTCCACTTCTTATGATTCAACAGCACCAGTTGAAGGATTAGGAAATATATAAAACATTAAATGTCTTTAGTAAATCTACAAACAAATTTAAAGTCATTAAAATTTGGAAGGGATAGAAAAGATTTAGGGGATAGTAACCAACCCTACATCACAACACCAATTCCAGGTAATGATGATCCTTCTCAAGGACTTGGGGTAGGAGATTTAGACTTTTTATGGCGTGGGGGAATTAATGCCCCTAGAGATACATTTAGAGATGTTTCTAGATTAACTAAATTTTTCTTTGATTTTAAAACCCCCACAGGAATAACATTTACTGCAAAACAAAACATCCTTTCAAGGATGGGGGTTAGAACACAAGCTAGTGGTAGAGGAGTAAATGAAGGAATTTATACACCACTTACAACCCTAGCCCAAGCAGGAATTAACTTTACAGGTTTACATATACCTAAACAAGGAGCTATACCTTTTGTTGGACCTAACACATATTTAGGTACCTTAGAAAAAAGAGATAATATTTTCCAATTCAATAGAATAATAGCCCCCACAAATAACAGATTAATTCAATTAAATTATATAAAAAGAGAAGGTAATGTTGATATATCGGGGTATGAATCTCTTTTTAAGGCTAATCAAGTATCAACAGACCCAACCGAACTTTTAAGTTACGGAGGAGGACCTAATTCTGTAGTTGGATTTAGCAAAACTAAAATAAAATTAGCTACAGATAACATGGGAGCACCTTTACAAACAGGTGTAACTAATTTTAAATTGTATAATGGTAATATGGGGTTCTCATCGGGTGTTCAAATTCCTGAAAAATATAAACCTTATATTAAGTTTAGAACTGACAATCAAGATGATTTTAGGAAAAATAAATTAGATGGTTCTAAAGGAATCTCTACTATTATGGGTCTAGCACCTTCATATAATCCTAATAAGAACAAAACCATAGAGAATAATTCAGGTAAATCTCGAATTAATTATGCATCTCCTGGGCAAAGAGGAAATGTTATAGATTACACACAAGGTAAATTAGATAGTGCTGGTAAGAAGATAGGAGCAGTAGATAGAATAAATGCTTTACCTATATATAAAAGTAGAGGAGTCATCCAATCCCCAGTTAAAAATGATTTAGTTAAATTTAGGATAGCAGCTTTAGATTCAGAAAATCCAAGAGAAAAAGTTTACATGCATTTTAGAGCATTTATAGATTCTTTTTCAGATAACTATAATGCAAGTTGGACTCCACAAAAGTACATGGGAAGAGGTGAAGAACTTTACAAATATGATAGTTTTAAAAGAGATATTAATTTATCATTCACGGTAGCAGCCCAGTCAAAACCTGAAATAATGGAAATGTACAGAAAATTAAATTTCCTTGCCTCTAACCTTTCTCCAGATTATACTTCGGCTGGATACATGGCGGGACCTTTAGTACAATTAACATTAGGAGGATGGTGTTATGAACTACCAGGATTTATTTCTTCTTTAACATTAGATATCCCTCAAGAATCTCCTTGGGAAATTGGGATAAATACTGAAGGAAACTTTGATAAGACTGTAAAGGAAATGCCTATGATATGTAAAGTAACTAGTATGACATTTACACCAATTCATAAATTTACTCCTCAAAAACAGAAAAACAAATATGGAAATGGAATCCTTTTAGGTGAAAATGAACAAGAATTACAAACAGTAAAAGAAGATATTTCAGGTAACGGAAAATATGATGGTTATGGTCCTCAAAGATATATTCAATTAGATGATGGGGGAGGAAATAACGGATATGATAACACCCATAGAACAGAAACTAACTTTTTAAATGCTGTAGGGATAGAAAATACATCTTTATTTAATACTCCACCACCAAAACCAATGGAGATGGTAAATATAGAACCTTCATTACCACAATTACGACCTTTACCTGTAGATGGAACAACATTAGCAGTCAATAATACCCCAACAGTAAGTGATGATGTACTAGATAATTTTACATAATTTAATGCGACGTTATAATAACATACCAATAATTAACTCCCCGGATGGGAAAAAAATGTACACTACTGTACGTTATCCTGAAGTACCTAGGACATTTGAAGATACTTATGTACATACCACGGATGGAGATAGATTTGACACTCTAGCTCAGCAATTTTACAATGATTCTTCTTTATGGTGGATCATATCAATTGCAAATGAAGGGTTAAAACAAAATTCATTAAACCCTCCAGTAGGGTCACAAATTAGGATACCTGCTAATCCTACACCAATTATAGCAGAATTTAAAGAAATAAATGAATAGTTATGGCAAATCTTTTAGGAGATGGTTTTTCTAATTATGTTAGAAAACAAATTAAGGATAGACAAAAAATTCATGGGAAGAAAAATAGAACCCCTGAAGAAATATCATACTTAAACTCTACAACCTCCTGGATTAAGGTAGCATCAGCTGTATCTGTTGATGAATCTAGACTTAAAATGTTAGGTTTAGAAGGAACATTTTCTCCTGGCCTAGACCTAGCAAAAGAATTTGTTTTATTTAATGGAACTTCAAAGGTAACTACTAATAAAGAAGGCTCAGGTGGTAAATTAACCCAAAGACAAGGGATTAATATGGGGGGGAGTGCTTATAAAAATAGTGCAGTTTATGGGTTAGGAGGAACTGATTTTGGCTCAGTCCCGATGCCGGGTATAGTTGATATGAGTATAGACCATGCAGGTACTAGAGGATCATTAAGAAAAGCAACAGTAACCTTAAAAGCATACAATAAGTCTCAACTAGATTTAATAGATGTTTTGTATCTAAGATTAGGTTTTACCTTATTAATAGAGTGGGGACATAGTCAATACATTGATTCAAATGGAGATATTACTCCCCTAAATTCAACTTTATTAGAAGAAAAGTTTTTTAGTACTTCTTTAAATAAAAAAACTTACCTCCAACTCTTACCTTTAATAGAAAAAAAGAGATTTGAAACAGGTGGGAATTATGATGCTTTATTTGGGAGGATAACAAATTTTAAATGGAGTTTTGAATCTGATGGAACTTATAACATCACTTTAGATTTATACAGTTTAGGAGATCTAGCAGAATCTTTAACTATTAACCATGCAGGAACAACTAACCCAAATGAAAAAGACCCAGATGGAGCCACAATACCAGGTTATGGGGATAATATAATAAGTGATTATTTGTTAGATATAAAAGTTCATGTGGCTAATAGATTTTTTCTTCCTGATGAACCTTTACCAGAAACCCAAGAAGAACAAGAAGAAATAATTGAACCTGAAGAAGATCCCCCTACAAGAGAACCTAAAACAGAAAGGCAAGCTATTAATAGTAATCTACTAAATGAAAGACTTATAAAAGAGGGACTTACTGAAGAAAAATCAATTAAGGATTCATTTACTGGAGAATTAGTTGACTTTGTAAAATTCAATGAGAGGTGGTATTATAAAAAAAATATAACTCAATTAGTTAATAAAGTAGAAATTGTAAAGGATGAAACTAGTGGTGGGTTTATAGCTAAAAACATCACAAATGACCAAGATAATCCTCTAAATACTGGGTGGGAAAAAATAAAAAAATCAGCAGGTAATAATACTTTAGATCCATTTGACCCTTTAACCGCACTCCTAGGTCTAGATCAAACTTCTTATGTAGGATCAGATCCATCTAGTGGAGCAGCAACTCGTAAAGAAATATTAGAAGCTAAAATTATAGGGGGGGCATCAATCACAGATGAAACTGGAGCCGGGGGTCAAACCCCTACAATTTTTACAAAAAATATAGCTGTAGATATTCAACAACTAGAAAATAGTGAAGAAACAATTACAAAAA